GATGCTGTATGGACGAGCTTCTCCCAATTTGATGCGATAATAAGCGAAAATCAAATTAGATAGGAGAAATAATATGCTTTGCAATTTTTGTGGTAAGACGCTGGACCCCTGCGATGAAGCAAATCTGGGCGATTTGACTGTACGATTCTTTTATGGAAGCAAACGCGACGGAGACCGGATGAAGTTTTCCATATGCTCTGATTGTGCTGATAAGCTGACGGATGAATTTATTGCCCGTTGTAAGCATAAGCCGACAATTGAAGCAGGCGGTATTCCTAATAGTAGTATCCCTGTTTGGGAGTCTAAAACCACTGAAGAAATCGATTACTGATGTTGATATACATAGGAGGTACATATGGCAGAAAAGAACATTTACCCTCGTTTTAATTTTTGTGGTGATATCGTTATTCCGAAGCGGAACAACCCTTGGGTGAAGCGCGATACTTATAACAACTCTGAAAAGATTAGCCTGAACATGGGCATCAAGAACGGCATGAATTGCGTTTATGTGTCCGCTCAGGGTTTCAAGAATGACACTATTAAGACCAAGAATGTCGATAATGAGGATATTGAGATTGATTGGGACGATCGTTTCGATAAGGATACTGTCGATATGGTGTCCAGTATGCGAAAGTATGTCGTGAATCTGGGCGAGCGCAAGGAGTTCATTACCGCATGGGATATGATCGAGTATCTGGAATCTGCCCTGACTGGTTATGCTGAGCCGATCGTTGTGGCTGGTATTTACAAGCTGCGTCCCGGCACTGGTGCATATAAGGATCGCATTTTTGAGGAGTTTCAGATTCAGAATGTGTATGCAGCAGTTGACGGCAAAGACACTCCGCATCTAACTATGAATCTGGATCTGTATTATGACAAGAACAGTATCGATCGTTCCGAGGAGAAGTCTGAAGGTAAGATCTTCATGAACTGTTATACTCCGATGTGGTCGGCCGCAGATGGTGCTCAGAAGATGTTCCCGGTGAGTACTGTGTTTAATACTTCTGTTCTGGATTTGAGCAAAGAAAAGCACAAGCGGATTTACGACCTGAAGATGCGTTACCTCGAAACCAAGTCTAAGAATCCCGTTCATATGAACTGGGCAATCGGCGTGGTGAATGGTGCAGAGGAGAAGGAATTCGACGAGAGCTGCCTGACTGATATCCAGCGTGAGTTTATTGAGGCTGGTCTGAATAAGCTGGAGGATTTCAAGCCGCGTGGCAATATTTACGGCGAGAAGGTTCACGAACTGCGCTTGATCAAGCCACTGGTTAAGGATGAATTCAAGGACTGCAAGACCGCAGCAGACTCCGATATGACTGCTCGCGAGTTTGAGGATATGATTTATTCTCCGTCTGAGGACGAAACTGTCGATGACATGGTGAAGAGTTCTTACAAGAAGCCCGCGACAAAGTCTGCCAAGCCCGCCAAGGTGGAAGAGGACGATGATGACGACGGCATTGATACGTTGTTCTAATTTTTTGCTCTTACAAACAGAACTTAAAAATACTTAATAAGGAGAATACATAATGGGTTTTAAGATCAATCGTATTAAAGCAGATCTCGGCAGTTACCCTCACTATATGTTGCTCGGAATCCGCAAGATCGGCAAAACGACTTTCGTTCGTGACTTGATCAAAGAGAAATATGGTGACGCAACCAAGGGCCTGCTGATTTCTTGTGGCGCTGAGAACGGCTACCACGCTCTAGATGATCTGCAGGTTGAAGAAGCAAAAGTATTCAATCAGGAATACGACGAGGAAACTGATAGTCGTGGTTTCGTTCAGATCGTGGACGATGTTGTGGAGAACAATAAAGAGTACGGTATTAAGCTGATTGCTATCGACACTCTCGACTGCTTGTATGACATCGCTGCACAGGAAGCTATTCGTTTGTCTCGGAAGGAAACAGGCAAGCCGTGTAAGTCTATCAACGAAGCTTTCGGTGGCTTTGGTCGAGGACTTGACCGTGTTATTGCTTTGATTCAGGAGCAGATCACTCGTCTGGAAGATGCTGGCATTGCTGTGTTTATTCTGTCTCACGTCAAGGAGAAGACTCGTACTGATATGGTAACCGGCGAAGAGTATCAGGTGTGGACCAACAACCTGATGGATAAGGTGTACGGCGCAATTGCCGATACCGCCCAGATGGTTATGATGGCTGTTTTTGATCGTGAAATTAAGGATAAAAAGGTTACTGGCGAAAATCGTGTCCTGTATTTGCGTGCCACTGCAAGTCTGGATGCTGGTTCTCGTTTCCATGGTCTGCCTGAGAAGGTTCCTTTCACTCCCAAGGCTTTTATCGAAGCATTTGAAGAGGGTGTCAAGAAGTCCGCCACTATGAAGCCGATGACTGATGCTGATATGGCCGCCCGTCAGAGCGAGGAGATTAAACAGCAGGAGAAAATTGCAGAGATTGCTCGTCGCAAAGAGGTTGAGAAGCAGCGTACTGAACTGCTTGATACGATTCAGGAAAAGATCAGTTCTGTATCTCAGGATATTCAGAATGAAATCATTAGTATCCTGAAGGCGTCTGGTTGTAAGAAACTTAGTGATCCGGAATTCCCGATTGCAGAACTGAAGAAAGTTTATTCTTTGGTCGCATAAACATGACTTAAACATATAAACAGTAGGGTGGGCTGGTGGGAATTTATTATGAGGAGTAAATATGGCTAAGCCGGTAATGGTTACATGTATGGCCACAGGCGTCAAAGGCCCAAGAGATCAGTATTATAAAGCGCCTAACAAACGGTATTTTCAGTCTGAAGCGGTTTATCAAGCGTGGCTGGCTGGTCGTAGAAAAGAAAAAGCTCTGAAGAACAAGCCGAAACATTATGACAAGCCGGGCAGAACTCCTGAATCGTACAAGAAACTCTGTGATACCATTGCAGATTTCCTTGGTTATGAGCGAGGTGGGGCACAGCCGATGCCGACGATTGTGTTTCGACGACTAAAAGAACTTGATTTTTACTCAGACGAAATTATTCAGCAAACATTGGATGAAAGCGCAGATGCAGTTCAGTGGGCGATGCAGAATAAAAACTTCGAAGACGATGCTGGCGCGGCGAGTTATTTGATGGCAATTGTTCGCAATAAGATCAAAGGCGTATATGATCGAGAGAAAAACAAAACAAGGAAGACCGCAAGAGAAGATTCCAGACCGGATCTCGATACAATGGTTGACCTGTCAAATATTGGAACGGTACACAAAGGAAATGATGTTAGCAGCTTGCTAGGAGGTGACGATTTATGGATTTGAACAAAGCTATTGCGAGAATCGAAGAAAATCGAGTACGTGCCGAAGCGAGCTTTGTTTTTTGTTTGTGGAAAGACCCCCAGCGATACGACGATTATAAAAACGTCAACGAGGGAACGGATAAGACTCTGATTTGTGAAGATCAAGTGTTTTATTTCATGATTGGACGCGGCATTCGTCGGCAGGGATTCACGAATATCGACAACATCACTCTTGATACATATCTGGCTGATAAGCCATCTCTCCGTAAACATTATGAGGAACTGAATGGTTGGCGTGCTTGTGTTGGCATGATGGAGTTGGTTGATCCTGAAAACACGGACAGCTATTACAATCAGATCTCTAAGATGAATACACTCAAGATCTTGGCGACCAAGTATGATGAGTTACTTAGCCATCCAGAGCGGTTTGATGATGCAACAAATGAAGATGTGTATAACGCTTTTGAGTTGCTCAATAATCAAGTGGCACTTATTACAGGACAGGATTCCAAAGTTGAGGACTTGGTCGTCGATGAAAAGTATTTGCAGCAATGCAATGAAGGGCAAGACCAAGGAATTAGTTATGCAGCTGGCGCTCCTATTTTGAATTATTTGACACTTGGCGCACCCGTTGGAGATATGTACATGCTTGCCGGGCATAGCGGCGCGGGCAAGTCGAGCCTGATATTTGAATTGATGGTACTTCCGTTCGCCGAACAGGGAAATCAGGTGGCTATAATTTCCAACGAAATGATGTCAAAAGCATATAAAAATATGTTGCTGGTTCATATTCTTACGAAAGATTTGAATTATTGGAAAATCACACGTAAGAAATTAAAAATAGGTCATTTCAACGAAGAAGAGTGGGAAATGCTTCGTAAGGCAGCAAAAATCACAGAGGAAAAATACTCCAATATTCGCTTTATAAAAATGTTTGAAAACGACACTGGCAAACTGTTGAAGCATATAAAGCGGTTGGCAAGAACAGGAACGAAAGTTGTTGTGTACGATACTCTCAAAAGTGACGACTCCGTAGACGATAATATGTGGCAAGCGCTGCTAATGAATAGTCGTCGTATTTTCAATGTTGTCAATAAGGAACAAATCGCATTTGTCAGCACTTTTCAGCTTGCATTACATACGACAAACCAGCGATGGCTTGATGCTTCTTGTTTATCAAATTCAAAACAGATAAAAGAGGTTATTAGCGAGCTTGTGATGGTTCGCAGACTGTGGCAGGACGAATATACTGGTGAAAAATTTGATTGTGACCCGTACTACCGTTCAAAAGAAAATCCCAAAATCAAGGTTCCGATTGTGCTGGACAAAGACAAAACATATGTTGTCGCATTTTTGAATAAAACAAGAAACGACGAAGATGGACAAACGATCCTTTTTCAGTTTGATGGCGCATGGAACTGTTGGCGAGAGTTGGGGTATTGCACCATTATAAATGATCATGGCCAGTATGATCGAAGATAAATAAAGAAGGGAGGACTCGGTATGAATGGATGTAAATGCTTTGCAGTCTAAGCTTGAAAATCAGCCAGACAAAATCATCCAAATTCTTGAAGCTCTTGGCTTTGAAAATATCAAGTTCAATCCTCAAAAAAACAATCTGAGATTTGCTCGCGAAGAACAAAGAAACCCAACCAGCTGTCTGGTGGATTGTGCAACATTACGATTCTTTGTCTTTTCTACGAATCAAAAAGGAAACATATTCAGCCTGATTATGGATGTCAAACGATGTTCATTTCCTGATGCGTTGAAGTTCGCCGCAATTAAAGCCGGTTTGTCGTTGGAAGAGTTAAATATTAAAACTCGCTGGCCATTTGGTGGTTTCTTTTTAAAACTGTTGCCGAATTACGAAGAAGAAATGGAAGAATTGGAAACATATCCAGAAGAGATTTTGGAACCGTATGCAAATAAGTTCAGTATTCAATTCGTCAAAGACGGCATCAGTTTGAGAACACAAGAAAAATTCGGCATCGGATATGATATTGACTCAAATAGAATCACAATTCCAGAGCGTGCGATAGATGGTTCATTAGTCGGAATTATGGGACGTGCCAATTATGAATGCGATCACGACAAACGATGGTTCCCATTGATATCTTGTCCGCGAAGCAAGACATTGTTTGGGTACGGCGAAAATTATCGGCGCATTCAAGAAACCCAAAATCTGGTTCTGTTTGAATCTGAAAAGGCAGTTCAGCAATGTGATTCATTCGGCAGTAGCATCGCTCTTGCAACGTGTGGCTGTCATGTGTCAGAAACTCAAGCAAAATACATAAAACGACTTCTTCCAAAGAAAATTATTTTGGCTTACGATGAAGGACTTGAAGAAGAACATCTGGTCAATGAGTGTAAAAAACTTATTGTGAATAATCCGATTCTGAAAACAAAGGTTGGATATATATGGCCTGATGGGCTAATTCCAGAGGGGTCTAAAAAGAACGTTGCCGACCTCGGACGCGAAGCTTATCAAGAAGGATTAACAAAATATGTGAAATGGGTAGAGGAGTGATGTAAATGGGTCAAAGAGTTGTTGCCCCAGAACTACAGGCGTTGTACGACAAAGGGGCGCAAGTGTACAGCTATTCAAAGCTCGGCACGATTCATGATTGTCCATATAATGCGTATCTTACATATATTGAAAAGCGCGAACAGTGCCAGAATGTGTATTCATATCTCGGTGGAACCTGTCATGACGTTCTCGAAGGAATCATTGAGGGCAAGAACACAGAAGCAGATA